TTTCAACAAAGTAAGAATCAGCCATAACGATTTTGATGAAATTAATAAAAAGTTTGCTTATACAGAACGTTTAAGAGGTGCTGACAATCTCGGCTTAGGACATCCATTATCTTTGAAGAAATATCAACACGGAATAGGATGTTATGAAAATTACAAAGCATACGCTAGTGAAATTCACGACCACATTAGAAAACTTACATTATCAGCTTTTGGTGTAACGCTTAATTCTGATTTGAAAGAGAGTGAATACGATGAAGCTAGCAGAATGTATAACATGTTAAAGAACTTCTATTTATATCGTTACCAAAAACGAATTGAAAACTTGTCAATTGAAGATTTCGAATAAAGAAAAAGTCACATCTTAATAGGAGGAAAACAAATGCAAGATTTAAAAAAGATTCATGAAATAGCAGTAAAAATCATCGAACTAGCAGAAAAAGAAAAATGGAGCGAAGAGGAATTACTAACGACAATAGACCTCTTACATCTCCAAAATAAAAACTATTTACCAGAGTTACCTAGTTTAGATACTACGTTATAGAAATGTTGATACATTTTTTCTGTGTTTTCAGCAGTGGTATGCGAATGATGTGTATTATTACTACTCGCTCGCACATTTAAATGTTCTAAGTAACTTTTAGTTAATTCTAAAGCTATTTCTTTATCAGACATACTTATCACCTCCTTAGGTTGATAACAACATTATACACGAAAGGAGCATAAATATTATGCAAGCATTACAAACATTTTGTTTCCAATAAAAAAACACATGCTTTGTCGTGGAAAGCATGTGCTACGGAAATTTTGTTTGATTCTAGTCGCCACGACTAACAGCTCAAGTTTTGCTGGTATCGTCCCCAGCCCTGTAATGAGCTTAGGTGTTCAATCAAAGTCTAGCGTCCTATAAGTTACTACCTTACAGTACGCATACCTTTTTAACGCCTCAGTTGGCGATGGAGCACAACAAACGATGCTCTGAATTTAGATTTACTTATCTATAGAACCACAGGGTGATTTAAAACCTCGCATAAGCAAGGCCATCACCTCCCAGTTTATGTGGGGTTGAGATAAGTATATAACGAAATTCCGTTACAAGCAATAAGGAGTGTTAAGATGCTGAACTTAAAAGAATTGAGAGAAGAAAAGGGGATAACACGCTATCAACTAGCGAAGCTAACAGAATTACAAAACTCGACAATTCGATCTATCGAAACAGAAGTTAAAAACCCCGGTTTCCTCACAGTAAAAAAAATATGCGATGCACTACAAATTGATATCGCTAATGTAAAGGAGAAATAAAATGCAAGCATTACAAACAAAATCGAACATCGGAGAAATGTTCAACATACAAGAAAAAGAAAATGGAGAAATCGCAATAAGTGGTCGAGAACTTCATCAAGCATTAGAAGTTAAGACTGAATATAAGAAGTGGTTTAACAGAATGTCTGAGTATGGTTTTGAAGAAAATATCGATTTTACAAGGGTGACCCAAAAATGTCTTACCCAAGGTGGTTATCAAAATATGACTGACCACGCTCTAACACTAGACACTGCAAAAGAGATTGCAATGATTCAACGTAGTGAACCTGGTAAACGTGCAAGACAATATTTCATCCAAGTTGAGAAAGCATGGAACAGTCCAGAAATGATTATGCAACGTGCATTAAAAATTGCTAACAACACAATCAATCAATTAGAAACAAAGATTGAACGTGATAAACCAAAAATTGTATTTGCAGATGCAGTAGCTACTACTAAGACATCAATTTTAGTTGGAGAGTTAGCAAAGATCATTAAACAAAACGGTATAAACATCGGGCAACGCAGATTGTTTGAGTGGTTACGTCAAAACGGATTCCTTATTAAACGCAAGGGTGTGGATTATAACATGCCTACACAGTATTCAATGGAACGTGAGTTATTCGAAATTAAAGAAACATCAATCACACATTCGGACGGTCACACATCAATTAGTAAGACGCCAAAAGTAACAGGCAAAGGACAACAATACTTTGTTAATAAGTTTTTAGGAGAAAAATAAAAATCTTAATAGGAGGAATTATCAATGAACACACTATACAAAACAACCCTCCTCATCACAATGGCAGTTGTGACGTGGAAGGTTGTAAAGATTGAGAAAAACACAAGATTTAAACTTAGAAATTTTGATTATCCAAAAATTAATAATGCTCAGAGCAAATCATTGTTGGATATTGCTAGTCACGATCTAAAAGATATTTAACTGTATTCAAAATTTTCATATCTTGTTGAGCTTTTAAGCTTTCGTATAAAGCTATTGAATAAATAATTTCGTAAGATACGTTTTCAGGAGCATCTTCTTTCAACTTATTTATTCTATCTCTAAAAAAGTCACTGTCACCACCGAATTCTTTTTCGGCTTGATTACTAAGTTCACCAAAGAAATTTTGAAAATCATTAAATTCCATACTTATCACCTCCTTTCACTAGGAGATAACTAAATTATACACGAAAGGAATGGTAGAAGTGCCACCACACATTCAACAAATGTTATACGAAATCCAGTTAAAAGCTGGTATACCTCAAAAATTAATGGAAATGCAAGGTTTGATAAACGATGAAACAACCAAAGAGGAGAAAAAAGAAAATGAGCAACATTTATAAAAGCTACCTAGTAGCAGTACTGTGCTTTACAGTCTTAGCAATTGTACTTATGCCGTTTCTATACTTCACTACTGCATGGTCAATTGCAGGGTTCGCAAGCATAGCGACTTTCATGTACTACAAAGAATGCTTTTTCAAAGAATAAAAAAACTGCTACTTGTTGGAGCAAGTAACAGTATCAAACACTTAAGAAAAAATTCATGTTCAATATAAAACGAAAAACGGAGGAAGTCAAGATGTATTACGAAATAGGCGAAATCATACGCAAAAATATTCATGTTAACGGATTCGATTTTAAGCTATTCATTTTAAAAGGTCATATGGGCATATCAATACAAGTTAAAGATATGAACAACGTACCAATTAAACATGCTTATGTCGTAGATGAGAATGACTTAGATATGGCATCAGACTTATTTAACCAAGCAATAGATGAATGGATTGAAGAGAACACAGACGAACAGGACAGACTAATTAACTTAGTCATGAAATGGTAGGAGGTCGCTATGAAGCAGACTGTAACTTATATCATTCGTCATAGGGATATGCCAATTTATATAACTAACAAACCAACTGATAACAATTCAGATATTAGTTACTCCACAAATAGAAATAGAGCTAGGGAGTTTAACGGTATGGAAGAAGCGAGTATCAATATGGATTATCACAAAGCAATCAAGAAAACAGTGACAGAAACTATTGAGTACGAGGAGGTAGAACATGACTGAGGAAAAACAAGAACCACAAGAAAAAGTAAGCATACTCAAAAAACTAAAGATAAATAATATCGCTGAGAAAAATAAAAGGAAATTCTATAAATTTGCAGTATACGGAAAAATTGGCTCAGGAAAAACCACGTTTGCTACAAGAGATAAAGACGCTTTCGTCATTGACATTAACGAAGGTGGAACAACGGTTACTGACGAAGGATCAGACGTAGAAATCGAGAACTATCAACACTTTGTTTATGTTGTAAATTTTTTACCTCAAATTTTACAGGAGATGAGAGAAAACGGACAAGAAATCAATGTTGTAGTTATTGAAACTATTCAAAAACTTAGAGATATGACATTGAATGATGTGATGAAAAATAAGTCTAAAAAACCAACGTTTAATGATTGGGGAGAAGTTGCTGAACGAATTGTCAGTATGTACAGATTAATAGGAAAACTTCAAGAAGAATACAAATTCCACTTTGTTATTACAGGTCATGAAGGTATCAACAAAGATAAAGATGATGAAGGTATCACTATCAACCCTACTATCACTATTGAAGCGCAAGAACAAATTAAAAAAGCTATTACTTCTCAAAGTGATGTGTTAGCTAGGGCAATGATTGAAGAATTTGATGATAACGGAGAAAAGAAAGCTAGATATATTCTAAACGCTGAACCTTCTAATACGTTTGAAACAAAGATTAGACATTCACCTTCAATAACAATTAACAATAAGAAATTTGCAAATCCTAGCATTACGGACGTAGTAGAAGCAATTAGAAATGGAAACTAAAAATTAATTAAAAGGACGGTATTTAATTATGAAAATCACAGGACAAGCGCAATTTACTAAAGAAACAAATCAAGAAAAGTTTTATAACGGCTCAGCAGGGTTTCAAGCTGGAGAATTCACAGTGAAAGTTAAAAATATTGAATTCAATGATAGAGAAAATAGATATTTCACAATCGTATTTGAAAATGATGAAGGCAAACAATATAAACATAATCAATTTGTACCGCCGTATAAATATGATTTCCAAGAAAAACAATTGATTGAATTAGTTACTCGATTAGGTATTAAGTTAAATCTTCCTAGCTTAGATTTTGATACCAATGATCTTATTGGTAAGTTTTGTCACTTGGTATTGAAATGGAAATTCAATGAAGATGAAGGTAAGTATTTTACGGATTTTTCATTTATTAAACCTTACAAAAAGGGCGATGATGTTGTTAACAAACCTATTCCGAAGACAGATAAGCAAAAAGCTGAAGAAAATAACGGGGCACAACAACAAACATCAATGTCTCAACAAAGCAATCCATTTGAAAGCAGTGGCCAATTTGGATATGACGACCAAGATTTAGCGTTTTAAGGTGTGGTTTAAATGCAATACATTACAAGATACCAGAAAGATAACGACGGTACTTATTCCGTCGTTGCTACTGGTGTTGAACTTGAACAAAGTCACATTGACTTACTAGAAAACGGATATCCACTAAAAGCAGAAGTAGAGGTTCCGGACAATAAAAAACTATCTATAGAACAACGCAAAAAAATATTCGCAATGTGTAGAGATATAGAACTTCACTGGGGCGAACCAGTAGAATCAACTAGAAAATTATTACAAACAGAATTGGAAATTATGAAAGGTTATGAAGAAATCAGTCTGCGCGACTGTTCTATGAAAGTTGCAAGGGAGTTAATAGAACTGATTATAGCGTTTATGTTTCATCATCAAATACCTATGAGTGTAGAAACGAGTAAGTTGTTAAGCGAAGATAAAGCGTTATTATATTGGGCTACAATCAACCGCAACTGTGTAATATGCGGAAAGCCTCACGCAGACCTGGCACATTATGAAGCAGTCGGCAGAGGCATGAACAGAAACAAAATGAACCACTATGACAAACATGTATTAGCGTTATGTCGCGAACATCACAACGAGCAACATGCGATTGGCGTTAAGTCGTTTGATGATAAATACCACTTGCATGACTCGTGGATAAAAGTTGATGAGAGGCTCAATAAAATGCTGAAAGGAGAGAAAAAGGAATGAATAGACTAAGAATAATAAAAATAGCACTCCTAATCGTCATCTTGGCGGAAGAGATTAGAAATGCTATGCATGCTGTAAAAGTGGAGAAAATTTTAAAATCTCCGTTTAGTTAATACAGGTTTTTACAAAAGCTTTACCATAGGCGGACAAACTAATTGAGCCTTTTTTGATGTCTATTACCCAGGGGCTGTAATGTAACTTTAATACTTCAAATTCAATGCCAGAAAGTTTACTTATTGTTTCTAGGTTGTGTCCTGACTTTAACATTCTTTTAACAAATTCTAATCCCGAAACAAATCTTTGTTTTTCTATAATCTTATTAAAGTGATTTAAAAACTGAGGAGCATAAAACTTATTATAAATTCCTTTTTTTGTTAAGTAAGACATGTCAAAAGTTTCATTTAAAACCCCTAACCTTACTAGGTTATTAATTGAAATTTCGGTTGATTCTATATCTAACGGAGAGTCTTTTATTAACGTGTCCGATATATTCATACCGTCATTCTTTGGGTTTAAAACCGCTCTATATTTAACGGCAGGATGTACTTCGTGATTCTTTAAATGTTTTAAAAGAATAGCATCATTTGGGGATAATTGTTTAATTATTTCAACAAATGAATGGTGGGTTAATGAGTTTTTTCTGTCATCCATAGATGATGCTATTAGTTTTGCGAACATATTACTTAAAGTTTTTTCACTAATGTAAAACTTTGAAGCTTCTAGAGCAGGACCTAGAAGAGAAAATTGTGGTTCTTGTAAATTATTTTCAGGTACAGAAGATATTTCTTTTTTAAATTGTTCTTTGAATTTTTCAAATTCTACTTCTCTTTGATAAATAACTTTATCCACATAAAGGTGGAATTTCCCAAAGACAAGTTCCCAAGTTTTAGAGAATGTTTCTACAGGCCCTTTTGATGCGCCTTCAATAATTTTATCAATACCTTTACCTAAAATAGGATCCATAATTATTCACCCCCAATCTAACGCAATAGCGATAACAAAATTATACCAGAAAGGAGATAACGAAATGGCAACATTTAGAACGATAAAAGAAAGTGGCGATTTTGTAACTGTGCATAAATCTTTTGTGTTCGATAGTAATTTAAGTGCTAAAGCTAAAGGGATATTATTGTATTTCCTAAGTCGTCCTGACAATTGGCAAATATACACGTCAGAAGTAGTTAAACATATGAATGATGGACAAAAATCAATCAATAGTGGCGTTCAAGAACTTATGGATAATAAATATGTTCACAGAATACAAAAAAGAGCTGAAAACGGTGTGTTTAAAGGTTTTGAATACTTAGTTTACGAAAAACCAACCGAAATGCCATTTTCGGCAAACGGATTATCGGCAAACGGGTTTTCGGAAAACGGAAAAACGGAAAACCGAAAAGGGCGTACTACTAATAATAATAGTACTAATAATGATTTAACTAATAATAACAATACTAATAATGATGGAAGTATATTGTCGGGCAACCCGACTGTGTATTCCATTCCCTATAAAGAAATTATCGAATACTTAAACAAAAAAACAGGAAAGCATTTTAAACACAATACAGCTAAATCAAAAGATTTTATTAAAGCAAGATGGAATCAAGATTTTAGGTTGGAGGATTTTAAAAAGGTGATTGATATCAAAACAGCTGAGTGGCTAAACACGGATAGCGATAAATACCTTAGACCAGAAACACTTTTTGGCAATAAATTTGAGGGGTACCTCAATCAAAAAGCACAACCAACTGGCATAGATCAATTGGAACGCATGAAGTACGACGAAAGTTATTGGGATTAGGGGGATATTATGAAACCACTATTCAGCGAAAAGATAAACGAAAGCTTGAAAAAATATCAACCTACTCATGTCGAAAAAGGATTGAAATGTGAGAGATGTGGAAGTGAATACGACTTATATAAGTTTGCTCCTACTAAAAAACACCCGAATGGTTACGAGTATAAAGACGGTTGCAAATGTGAAATCTATGAGGAATATAAGCGAAACAAGCAACGGAAGATAAACAACATATTCAATCAATCAAACGTTAATCCGTCTTTAAGAGATGCAACAGTCAAAAACTACAAGCCACAAAATGAAAAACAAGTACACGCTAAACAAACAGCAATAGAGTACGTACAAGGCTTCTCTACAAAAGAACCAAAATCATTAATATTGCAAGGTTCATACGGAACTGGTAAAAGCCACCTAGCATACGCTATCGCAAAAGCAGTCAAAGCTAAAGGGCATACGGTTGCTTTTATGCATATACCAATGTTGATGGATCGTATCAAAGCGACATACAACAAAAATGCAGTTGAAACTACAGACGAGCTAGTCAGATTGCTAAGTGATATTGATTTACTTGTACTAGATGATATGGGTGTAGAAAACACAGAGCACACTTTAAATAAACTTTTCAGCATTGTTGATAACAGAGTAGGTAAAAACAACATCTTTACAACTAACTTTAGTGATAAAGAACTAAATCAAAATATGAACTGGCAACGTATCAATTCAAGAATGAAACACAATGCGAGAAAAGTAAGAGTAATCGGAGACGATTTCAGGGAGCGAGATGCATGGTAACCAAAGAATTTTTAAAAACTAAACTTGAGTGTTCAGATATGTACGCTCAGAAACTCATAGATGAGGCACAGGGCGATGAAAATAGGTTGTACGACCTATTTATCCAAAAACTTGCAGAACGTCATACACGCCCCGCTATCGTCGAATATTAAGGAGTGTTAAAAATGCCGAAAGAAAAATATTACTTATACCGAGAAGATGGCACGGAAGATATTAAGGTCATCAAGTATAAAGACAACGTAAATGAAGTTTATTCGCTCACAGGAGCCCATTTCAGCGACGAAAAGAAAATCATGGCTGATAGTGACCTAAAACGATTCAAAGGCGCTCACGGGCTTTTATATGAGCAAGAGCTAGGGTTACAAGCAACGATATTTGATATTTAGAGGTGGCACATGGAAATAGAAATTAAATTTAACGAAACGTTCGAGGCACCTATGGGCTCGCCTCGTCCACGCTTTCGTAATACAGGTAGATTTGTTCAAACATACATGCCAACAGCTTATACAAATCATAAAGCGTATATACAAGGGCAAATGCCTAAGTTAAATCTAGAGCGCGCACTAAAAATCGAATTAGACTTTTACTTTCCATTACTTAAATCATGGTCGAAGAAAAAGAAAAGTGAAATGGTTGGACAGTATAAAGTGACTAAGCCGGATATCGATAACTTAATTAAAACAGTATTAGACGCATGTAATGGTCATGTGTGGAAAGACGATAACCAAATTACAGAAATAACTAGCTCAAAGCGTTATGGACTAGAACCAAAAATAATCATGCGAGTTGAGGAAGTGATCTAATGCAACAGCAAGCATATATAAACGCAACGATTGATATAAGGATACCTACAGAAGTTGAATATCAGTATTTTGATGATGTGGATATCGAAAAAGAAGCGCTGGCAGATTACTTATATAACAATCCAGACGAATTACTAGAGTATGACAATTTAAAAATTAGAAATGTAAATGTAGAGGTGGAATAAATGAGTGTCGTGAAGATTAACGGTAAACCATATAAATTTACCGAACATGAAAATGAATTGATAAAAAAGAACGGGTTAACTCCTGGAATGGTTGCAAAAAGAGTACGTGGTGGCTGGGCGTTGTTAGAAGCCTTAAACGCACCTTATGGCATGCGCTTAGCTGAGTATAAAGAAATCGTATTATCCAGAATTATGCAACGAGAGAGCAAAGAACGTGAAATAGCTAGGCAACGACGTAAAGAGGTTGAACTACGTAAGAGGAAACCACATTTGTTTAATGTACCACAAAAACATTCACGTGATCCGTACTGGTTTGATAATACTTATAACCAAATGTTTAAGAAATGGCAGGAAGCATAAATGCCTAAAACCGATAACGCACGCAAAGAATACTTAAACCATTTTTTCGGATCTAAGAGATATCTGTATCAGGATAACGAAGGAGTGGCACATATCCATGTAGTAAACAGCACTTATTACTTTCACGGGCATATCGTACCAGGTTGGCAAGGCGTTAAAAAGACATTTGATACTGCTGAAGAGCTCGAAATATATATAAAGCAACATGGTTTGGAATACGAGGAACAGAAGCAACTAACTTTATTT